ATTATTACTGGAAATAATACTACACCAGACTTTACTGCAGGGCCATATACAGCAACAATACAGGTATCATTGCCTGGAAGTTCATCGTTGTCATCTACCTATACTATGACTCTAGCCGATAATAGTGATGCCGCTGATTTTGTAAGTGCATGGATTGCTGCAGGTATACCATTCACAACTGCTGAAGTTTTAACTACAGGAGCAATACAAATTAGTCACACGGAAGGTGGAATTATTATTGTAAATGATACCGTATCAGCCACGGGAGTTTCTAATGGATTAATGTCTGAAGCTGGATTCGTAATTGGCACTACAACAGGTGTTAAGTATGGAGGCAGTTTATCTACAACATTTACTGGAGTAGCAACAACAGGTGGTACAGGGTCAAGTTTAGCAGTTACCGTTTCTAAGTATAATGGAATTTATACATTAGACACAATTACTAATGCAGGTTCAAGCTATGTGGTAGGAGATAACATTACTGTAGCTGGTACAAATTTAGGAGGCGCTAGCCCTGCAAATAATATTGCTTTGGAAGTCGTATCAGTAAATGGTGGTGGGGGAGTAACTGGTTTATCAATTAAAACAGGAACTGCTACAAATTCGTTTGAAACACAATTAAGTAATTGGGTAGAATTTGATTATACAGCCAATGAAGGTGCTCCTGTTGCATCTCCTGCTAATGGAACTAATTGGTATTATAGTGTTGAAAATCAAGTTGATATTATGGTTAATACTACAACAGGATGGCGTGGTTATAAAAATATCAATTATGATTCAAATGGTTTTCCTACTTTAACTGGTTCAAATACTACAGATCCAGCAGGGCCTATTATTTCAGCAACAGAACCAACTGTTCAAAGTGATGGCACAGCATTAGTATACGGTGACTTATGGATTGACACAAGTGACTTAGACAATTATCCAATTATCAGACGTTGGCAACTAGTTGATACTGAAGATAAATTTGTATTAATTGATAATACAGATCAAACTTCAGGCACCGGTGTATTATTCGCAGATGCAAGATGGGCACAAAATGGTACTGTAAGTCCAGTAGATGATCCTATTCCATCAATAGTAACTTTATTAACAAGTAATTATTTAGATTTAGATGCACCATCAACAAGTGCATATCCAGTTGGAATGTTACTATTTAATACAAGACGTTCTGGTTTTAATGTTAAACAATTTCAAACAAATTATTTTAACAATGTAAGGTTCCCTGACGAGACATTACCAACTCAAAAAGATGCATGGGTTACAATAAGTGGTAACCAAACGAACGGTGCACCATATATGGGTAGAAAAGCACAACGTGCTGTAGTAGTTAATAGTCTAAAGGGTGCTATAGATACTAATACTAATGTAAGAGATGAAGATTACTTCTTTAACATAATGGCTACTCCAAATTATCCTGAGTTACAACCAAATATGATTACTCTTAATTCAGATAGAGGAGAAACAGCATTTATAGTAGGCGATACTCCTATGAGATTAGCTGATTCTGCTACTGCTATTGAAGCCTGGGCATTAAATGTGAATGCCTCTGCACAAACAAGCGAAGAAGGTTTAGTCACCAGAAGCAGTTATATGGGATTATTCTATCCTAGTGGGTTAACAAGTGTACCTGGCCAAACCAGTACTGGATTAGTAGCAGTTCCCCCATCACATATGATGGTAAGAACTTTATTAAGAAATGACCAAATTGCATATCCTTGGTTCGCACCAGCAGGTACAAGACGCGGTGTTATTGATAATGCAACATCTGTTGGTTATATTGACTCAGCGACAGGGGAATTCGTGCCAACTAGAAGTCGTATGGGTATCAGAGACACATTATATACAAACTTTATCAATCCACTTGTGTTTTTTACAGGACAAGGATTGTTAAATTATGGTAATAAGAGTAGTTTAAATTCTGGTACAGCATTAGATAGAATTAATGTGGCAAGACTTGTAGCATATATTAGAAGACAATTAACTTTATTGGCGAGACCATTTATCTTTGAACCAAATGACTCATTTACACGAGCACAAGTTCAAAATACTATGTCTGCATTTATGAATACGTTAATTGCAACAAGAGGTATATTAGATTATAGCGTTATTTGTGATGATTCTAATAATACACCAGAAAGAATTGATAGAGGTGAATTGTGGGTAGATGTAGCAATTCAACCTATCAAAGCAGTTGAATTTATCTATATTCCAGTAAGAATCTTGAATACAGGTGAATCGTTTGCAGCAGCAACTGCACAAGCTTAATTGAAATGGGCACAAGCCCATTTCAAATGAGATAAATATTATATCAGGAGAAATACTAAATGTCAATCGCATTAGCATCGTTAAACAATCTTTCTGTATATGGATCAGATGGAGGTACGGGCAATCAAACCTTATTGATGCCAAAACTTCAATACAGATTTAGGGTTGAATTTTACAATTTTGGTTTCTTAAATGACAACCAAGGCCCTTTAGCATTAACCAGACAAGTTATGGATGTTGCACGTCCTCAAGTGCAATTTGATGACATAACATTAAATGTTTACAATTCAAGAATTTATATGGCAGGCAAACACACTTGGCAACCACTTACAATAAATGTTCGTGATGATGCTAACGGTCAAGTTTCTAAAACAGTTGGACAACAACTTCAGAAACAAATTGATTTCGTTAATCAAGCCAGTGCAGCAGCTGCCGGTGATTATAAATTTAGCACTATTATTGAAATTTTAGATGGTGGTAACGGCGTAGCTGCTCCAATAGTTCTTGAAACATGGGAATTGGTTGGATGTTATTTACAAAGTGCAAATTATCAAACATTAAATTATGCAACAAGTGATGCTGTCACTATTGCATTAACACTAAAATATGATAATGCTATACAAACAGATACTGGTGGTACTCCAACTACTGGTGTTGGTCAGTCTCTAACAAGAACACCTGGCGATTTAGCAACCAACGGTTAATGACTACTACTTTAAGGGATTATCAACACGCTGGACTTATATTTAGGAGAAATTTATATAGAAATACTCCTAAGTATAAGTTTTTATTTCATGTGTATTTTGATTTTAATACAGCAGCTTTTAATAGAAATATTAACACAGGGCAAAATTATGGACTTTACGTTAACAATATTAAATTGCCGTCGTATAATATTAAAACAACGACCTTAAATCAATACAATCGTAAACGTGTTATTCAAACTAAAATAAATTATGATCCTGTTACTATAACATTCCATGATGATAACTTTAGCGAAGTTACACAAATGTGGGAAGCTTACTTTAAATATTATTATAGGGATGGAAGTAAACCAAAAATTACAATCGGAGGTGCTCCTGGAAATAATACAGGAGCAACAACAGGAGCAGGAGGAACAACTACTTCTAACACCATGACGGATTTTAATAATCGTACAACGTACAGTCCATCAATTTCAGGAAATGCAGATTGGGGATATATAGGAGAAGCCTTCGCAAATAATGCAGGTAGTAGTAAACCTCCTTTTTTCAAAACGATAACTACGTTTGGATTTTACACAGATAAATTTGTTGCGTATACTTTAATTAATCCTTTAATCACAAATTTTGCACATGATACATACAATTATGACGAAGGTAATGGATTAATGAAAAATACTATGACAATAGATTATGAAACAGTAGTCTACAACTATGGTGAATTGCAAGGAAAAACACCAAGTGATATTATTACAGGTTTTGGTTTAAATGAAACCTATGATAAAACAGCAAGCCCGTTGTCAAGGAGTACAACATGAAATTACGTGATACAGTAAATTATAATGTAAAAAATGCTCAAAATAACTCAAATTCATTTTATCAACAAGTAAATAATTTTGATAAACCTGTTTTCGCCACTCTAGTTGATTTACAGGCAGAATCTATTCAGGCATCAAGTAATCAATTACGTAATACATTTTTTGAAATTCCTGGTCCATGGGGATCAACACCAGGACCTAGAGGCACAGCAGGTGCCCCAACTATTGGTGCACTAACTAAACCTCCTGCTGTAACAAACACACCATATGCTGGAATTTAAATGGCTAGAATTTTTGAAAACAATAGAAATGTTGATAGAACAGTTGAAATCTTTGATGCATTTTATGGTTTAGGATTAACAGTTGATGCTGCACAGTATGATGTAGTTTTTAGTTTCTTTTATCAAACTAGTAAAAATAGACAAACAGCAGGAAACTTTACAGTAATTTTATTTAGAATAGCACAGGAAACAGGTATCAATGTTACCACTTTACTTGATGAATTACGTGGAGTAACAAATGAAAAATTAAAGTTGACTAAAACAATCGCTTATTATTTAAATAGTCTAAAGTCAAAAACTGCATTATATGGCATAAGCAGATTACCGTTACCAAATGCACCAGTTGCAAGAAATGTAATTTTATAATATGGGTAAATGGGCACAAGGTATTTATACACCAAAAAACCCAGCAAAATATGTTGGAAAACACGCTCCGAAATATCGTAGTGGTTGGGAACTTACATTTATGACCTTTTGCGATAACAATCGCAATGTATTATATTGGGCAAGTGAAGCATTACAGGTTCCTTATATTAATCCTATTACAGGTAAAAAAACTATTTACATACCAGATTTTTTTGTTGTTTATGAAAATAAGCATGGTAAAAAATTAGCAGAAGTTGTTGAAATAAAACCTAAAAAACAAAGTTTATTAGAAAGTAAAGTTACGAGTGCTAAAGACAGAGCAATTATAGCAGTAAATCATGCTAAATGGGCTGCTGCTATGGGTTACTGCAAACAACAAGGATATGCTTTTAGAGTAATAACTGAAGACGATTTGTTCAGGAACGGAAAGGCATAGATAGAGTAATTACATTTAGGTAAATAAAAATAGAATAAATACCATATGACAAAAAAATTAGAAGAATTATTTGAATTAGCTACCTCAGTAGAACCAAATGAGTTAATAAAGCCTTTACCTGATCAGACTCAAGAAGTAACACAATCAGCACTTGATAGTTTAAATAAAATTGAATTTGCATTGCCACAGGTAAGAGGTTTAGAGACTGCGGATCAAGAAATTGATGAATTAGTTGATATGGCTAAAGATAGTTACAAAGATTTAATGGATCTTGGGATGCAAGTAGATAGTAGATTTAGTGCAGAAATATTTGGAGTAGCAGGTACTATGCTTGGACATGCTATCACTGCCAAAACAGCCAAGGTAAACAAAAAATTAAAAATGATTGAATTACAACTTAAAAAAGCAGCACTAGATGCTAAGATAAACCCAGTAGAAAAAGATATACAAAATGTACCTTTAGGAAATGGCCAAGCTCTAGACCGTAATGAATTATTAAAAATTCTAAACGGAAAAAATAATATGAATTGATAAATATATTATAGGGACTCTAAAATGAAAAGCTTGAAACAGTATATTGCAGAAAGTGTACATACTTATAATTACACCATTAAAATAGCTGGTGAAGTTGATAAGAATTGGCTAGATATGTTTAAGTATAATTTAAACAAATTTGATCCAATTAAAATCAGTGATCCAGTAAGCACTCCTATCCAAAAATCACCATATGGTTTTCCTGGGGTAGCTAATCAACCTATTCATATAATTAAATGTGAATTTCGTTATCCAGCAACAGAACCAATGGTGCAACAAATAGCACAATTACTCGGATACAATGTTGATTTAGTTCGTATGGTAGGTAGTAGTTATGATGACAGTATTAATAGTGAAGCAGAAGGATATGCTAATGAAATGCGTGATGATCCACTATTACTAACTCCTGAAATGGGATCGGCGCCTGGAGCAAAAGAAGCAAGTAAAGCATATGGTGATAGTTATTTAAAAAGTATGAAAGATCAAGCCAAAGGTAATAAAATTAACATACCATATGCTGGTCAAAAAACACCAGATGCATTTGATCCATTTAAGCCATATTTAGCAAATGATCCACAAGGCATTAATAGCCCAATGAGTAAAGTTACTAGACCGCCTAAGCCAAAGACTGGCGCAATGGCTTAAACAAGAGGAAACATAAAATGAATTTTAAAGACATGTTAGATAAATTATCACTGCTTAGTGAAGCTACAAAAGAAACTGAAAAAGGTCGTGTTCATAAAGCAGACCCAGGCGGCTATGGTCGTAAGTATGATACTGATGAAGATGGCGATGAAAAAGATGGAGACAAAGATGCTAAGAAGCCATCAGAAAAACGTGGTCGTGGTCGTCCAGCAAAGACAGGTGCACATGTAAGCAGTCCAGCAGAAAAGAAAAAACAACAAGATAAAGAAAAAGCAAGCAAAGATTTACAAAGCTTTATTGTAGGTAATGTACCAAAGAAAAGTAAAGAATTAGATAAATTGCCAAAGAAAAAACATAGCCTTAAAGAGTTCTTTGAGCAGATTGATGAAGAAAGAATGTTAAGAGAAGCAGAGCAAGTTACTATACAACCTGCTCAACAAAAAACACAAGTAATTAAACAAGGTACCAAAACATTAGGTACAGTTGAAAATCCCTCATTAGCAAATACAATTAAGTCGGCAATTGGTAAGGGTGAAATGAGTTTAGCAGGTGACGAGTTGGGTGAAGAAGCCAAAAATAAATATGCAATAGGTATGGCAGCAGCTAAGAAAAAGTTTGGTTATGGAAGTAAACCAGCACATGATTTACCTAAGAAAGTAATTAAGAAAGGTCATGAAATTGCTAAAAAAATTCATGAAGTTGAACAACCTACCCCAGACAATATGAGCGCAATGGGAGCTGGATTGGGCGCAGGTCGTAATCCTAATGCTTTAGAAGAAGCCAAAAAAACTGTTAAAAAAGATGACAAGGCTGAAAAAGCAGGTAAAAAGGTTGCTAAAGACATTGAATATGATGAAAAAGTAAAAGACAAGATTCATGGCAAAAA